ATAGGTGACAGCACAGCGATCACGTTCGCTCAGTTCCACGGTGCAGAGGTACGCATCATAGACTTCTACGAGAACTCAGGTGTGGGTCTTGATCACTATGCTCGCGTATTGCAGGAGAAAGGCTATCGATACGATCAGCACATCCTGCCGCATGACGTTAGGGTCAAGGAGCTAGGTAGTGGTAAATCACGCTACGAGACGTTACAATCTCTAGGAATTAATCCGATCACCATCGCACCTCAACTCCAAGTAGACGATGGCATTCAAGCTGTACGGTCCATGTTGCCGTTATGTTGGTTCGATGCCGAGAAGTGCGATCACCTCATTGAAGCTCTAAGAGCTTACCATCGAGAATATGACGACCAGCGCATGACATGGAAAGGCAGACCTGAACATGACTGGAGTTCACACCCAGCAGACTCTTTCCGCTATCTTGCTGTAGGATACAGAGAGCGCAACAGTTGGTCTGGTGGTGCAATTAAACGTAATTTGAAAGGTGTAGCTTAATGGGTAAGAAGAAGATAGCTGAAGCAGGCGCTGGCCTCTTAGATGACGTAATTAGACTATGGCATGGATCTCCCTCTGATTTCGATAAGTTTGACTCAGATTATATAGGTACTGGTGAGGGTGCGCAGGCATTTGGTTATGGCCATTATGGGGCCGAGGCTAAAGGTACAGCGGAGTATTACAAGGAGGCATTATCAGAGCCAAGAATTCTTTTGTCCAACAAGCCTTTAGGTGCTGTTTATACTGCTGATATTAGAGATTCATTCAAAGCGTTTTATGATCAGATAGCTGATGAGCAGATTGAGCGTTATGCAGATATGTTCGCCGATGCGGCAGATAGCGCCGGCTATGGTGATGGCGATGCATACGATGCGGCTTATGATTACATGGAGGCCAACTTTAGGCAGTTATTTAAGGGTGAGGGCGATAAGGCTATCGACGACGCCTCATTTAATGCCACATTAAAAATAAAGAAGGAGTACCCTGAGCTATCAGACATGATAGATGATATGTTTTACGATCTTGAGGGTACTGTAAATGACATAGATGGGGTTATATCAAATATAGGTCAGGCTCAGACTCAGGGTGACTTTGATTACGTTGTTAATAACTATTTGTCACCGTCTCAGAAAAATATGTTTGAAGAGTATTTTTCTCACAATATAAAGTTTGATCAGCCGGATTCAAAGCTGTACGAAATCGGTGTTAAAGGTAGACCTGAAGAATTCCTAGATTGGGATAAGCCAATTTCACAACAGAGCGATACTATTAAACAGAGGCTTGGTGTTGTTGGCGACCTTGATGAGGTAGCATCGCTACAGGCGCGGAAAGCCCAACTTCAATCTGAGTATAAAAGCATTCAGAAGCCGTTTAATGATGAGAATGATTTTGATGCGCTGTTCGGTAGTATCGATCCGCGAGAAGGTCCGATCCTGCAAGAGATTCAGTTAATAGATAGTCGTATTAATGATTTGACAACACCTAAAGACTTGCGAATAGGTAATTCTTTTATCCCATCTAGGATGCATGATGAGTACGCAGGGCGGCATATTATTGAAGGTAATAACAAGTCTCCTGAGCTATCTGGCCTACTTAGTCAATTAGGCATTAAGGGCGTGAGATATAATGATGCCGTTTCGCGCGCACCAGATGGAGGTAGAGGTACAAGTAACTATGTTATATTTAATGATGATGATATAGAAATACTCAATAAGTACTTGCGCCCTGAGACATTTATAGGCACAGGTCTTACTGGCCTTGGAGCTGGCGCACTGGCTACCGGCTCTGATAGAGCCATGGCTAACCCTGTAGACGATCTTCGCACATCAGAAGCCCAATGGGACATGACACCAGAAGAGCGCGCCATAGCGGATCTGAGAGCGTCTGAGGCATCATTCGGTGATCAAGGTCTTGCAGATGCATACACTGGTGCTTCGACACTATGGGATAACGTAGGTACATCGCTCAAGAACGCAGGCTTACCTGCTGGCCTAGTGGACATCATGCAACCCACATATGAGTCAAGTGCGGCTAAGGCGGCAGGCGACAACAGCGCAATGACTGGTCTGTTCGCTATGCTAGAGAAGCTAGATCCGGTCGCATATGCTGGCCTGCTTGGCTCTGAATACCTTAAGAGGAATAAGTAATGCCTTCACCAGCTACTATGTTAAAAGCTATCACCAAGCTAATTGATAACGGCTTTCCTGCTGAAGAGGCTCGCAGAGTAATATCTTCAGTTGACGATGAGAGTATTGAACGAGTTGCATCTGGCGTGCTTCCTGTAGATGAGGCCAGTAGAACCGCTAGAGCTAAGGCAAAAGGTATGGATCTGGATGCAAGCTGGTATCACACTGGGTTCAATCCTGAGATCAATAGAATTGACACTGGGAACTATCCGTTTACGGACCAAGAGAGGCCGATGTTCTTTTCTGATGATCCAGTCGTATCTGCTACTTATGACGCTAATAACGATCCACAGGAGTTTTTGTTGCGTACTGGCTTGCTTGATCAAGTTGATGCAGGCGGTAAGGCGTGGAATCAACTGCGTGGGCTAGAGATGCGATCACCATCAGGCGAGCTGATTGATATACCAGATCGCCCTTCTGGGTGGCGTGGCACTGATGATTATGCAGAGGCGGCTAAGCGATACGGTTCTGGTGAGGGTGTATTGTTCAACAATCTCTTGGATTTAGGCGGAAATATTAGTAATGCAAAACGTGTAGCAAAACAGGTCAATCCAGATGCTGATATAAAAGACCTAATGACAGCGCTTGAGGCTAATAAAGGTGGAAAGATAGCGGCGCTTAACAACAAAGACAGCATTAAGAGTAAGTGGGCATTGTTTGATCCTGAATACACTGGTCCTAATGTTTACGGATCAATGGCTGGTATGGGCGTCCTTGGTGCATTGCTTGCAGAGCAAGAGAAGAAGAGAGGTATGGATTAATGGCCTGTAGTAAAAAGAAGCGTACATCTGGTAAAATGAAGAAAACCAAACGAGGTAGTCGCTAATGGCGATCACAACATATTCAGAGCTAAAGTCAGCTATTTCAGACTTTTTAAATCGTGATGATCTAGCGTCTGTTGTCCCTACGTTCATCTCTCTAGCAGAGGCTGGGTTTAATCGTGATCTACGTCATTGGCGTAGTCAACGCAGAGTGTCTACCACTTGTGATGAGCAGTACGAAGATCTGCCTAACGATTTTATCAGCGCTAAGTTCTTAGCCATTGATACTGCTAACGGCACCAAGACGCTTGAACTGGCGTCACAGGCCGAGATTTCTCGCCGCAACCTACAAAGCATGAATGCTACTGGTGAGCCGGTGGTATACACCATCAATTCAGGGGAGATAGAGTTCGTACCAGCGCCTGATGACGCATATCCACTAACTATGGTCTACTACGCATCTCTACCTCCTCTGTCTGATACAGACACTACAAACTGGGTCTTAGAGCTTTATCCTGATTTATACCTATATGGTGCACTACTGCACTCAGCGCCCTATCTGGCTGATGACGCTCGTGTTCAGGTCTGGGCATCTTTATACCAGTCTGCACTAGACTCTGTTAATCGAGAGTCCAATAAGGCTATGTACTCTGGTTCTCCACTTGTTATGAGGAATAAATAATGTCTACTACTTGGACACAGCAAGCAGGCATGACTGGCGAAGTCGATACCGATAACTTACAAGACATTGTGGATCAAGCAGAGGCACACGCTACTGACAGTGAAAATAGCGCAACAGCATCTGCCAGCTCAGCTACTTCAGCGGCTAGCTCAGCATCTAGCGCATCTACATCAGCCACTAACGCTGGCAATAGCGCCATCTCTGCGGCTAACTCTGCCACCTCAGCTTCAGCATCTGCTACTAGTGCTAGTAACTCAGCTACGTCAGCAAGTACATCTGCTACGAATGCGGCGGCATCAGAGACTGCGGCGGCAGGTAGTGCTACGGATGCAGAGGTATCTGCGACTAATGCGGCGGCATCAGAATCATCGGTTGCGGCAAATGCCACAGCGGCGGCTACAAGTGAAACAAACGCGGCAAATAGTGCTACATCAGCGGCTAATAGCGCAACCTCGTCTGCTACATCCGCAACAGAATCGGCAAGCTCCGCAACAGCGGCGGCTGGGTCTGCCACATCGGCAAGTGCAAGCGAGACTGCGGCGGCAAGCTCAGAAACCAATGCGGCTAACTCTGCCACATCGGCAAGCACATCGGCTACATCTGCGGCAAACTCTGCTACTGCGGCATCTAACTCAGCGTCGTCAGCGTCATCTTCAGCTACATCTGCGGCTACATCTGCAAGCAATGCAAGTACATCAGCTACTAATGCGGCAACCAGTGAGACCAACGCCGCTACATCAGAAGCCAATGCGGCTAACTCGGCTACTGCGGCTAGTACGTCTGAAACAAACGCAAGTACGTCTGCAAGCTCCGCAAGCACATCAGCATCTAGTGCTAGCACATCAGCTACTAACGCGGCTACAAGTGCCTCTCAGGCGGCTACAAGCGCATCTAACGCATCAACTAGTGAAACTAGCGCGGCTACATCCGCCACTACTGCCACAACCAAGGCATCAGAGGCATCAACATCTGCCACCAATGCGGCTACAAGCGAATCTAATGCGGCGACCAGTGCAAGCGCGGCGGCAAGCTCTGCCAGCTCTGCAAGTGCGTCTGCTGATGCGGCTCTAGCGGCCCTCGATTCATTTGATGATCGTTACCTTGGGCAGAAAGCATCTGATCCTACTGTTGATAATGATGGCAATGCCCTTGTATCGGGCGCTTTATATTTCAACACTACAGATGATGTTATGAAGGTTTATGAGGGCTCTGCTTGGGTCGCGGCGTATGCCTCTCTATCAGGAGCTTTACTGCAAGCCAACAACCTATCAGATGTTCAGAGTGTTACAGTGGCTCGCACCAATCTTGGTTTAGGTACAGCGGCTACTACAGCATCAACTGATTACGCTACAGCGGCGCAAGGTGCTTTGGCTGACTCAGCTCTTCAGTCATTCACTGAGACTGATCCAGTGTTTACTGCTTGGGATAAGTCTACTGGTATTACTATCACCGAATCGCAGATTAGTGATTTTGGTAGCTACCAGCCTGCTGGATCATATGAGCCTGCATTTACTAAGAATACAGCGTTTAATAAGAACTTCGGAACTGCGGCAGGAACCGTGGCTCAGGGTAATGATAGCCGTATTAACAACGGTCAAACGGCTTATGGCTGGGGTGATCATGGCGCTGAAGGCTACCTGACAGGAAACCAAACGATCACCTTGACTGGTGATGTGTCTGGATCTGGTACTACATCTATTGCTGTAACCATTGCAGATGATAGTCATAACCACACCATCGCTAACGTAGACGGCCTACAGACTGCGTTAGACGGTAAGGTAGACGACTCTCAGGTACTAACTAACGTACCGGCGGGCGCGGTATTTACTGACACTGTTTACACCCACCCAACATATGCTGGCGATGATTTTAGTGTCGATACCGGTCCATTAACAGGTGCTACAGTAGTTTCTGATATTGATATCAATGTTACTACTGATGGATTGGGCCATGTTACAGATGCTAATGGTGTGGTTAGTACACGTACACTGACTCTAGCTGATCTTGGGTACACTGGTGCTACTAACGCAAACAATTACACTCACCCAAGCTACGCTGGTGATGACATCAACCTAGATACTGGTGCATTATCAGGTGCTACAGTAATTAGTGATCTGGACTTTAACGTTACTACAGATACACAGGGTCACGTTACAGATGCTAATGCTACGTATTCTACACGTAACTTAACGTATAGCGATGTAGGTGCAGCAGCCTCTAGTCATACTCATAGCTATCTGCCTTTGTCTGGCGGTACTCTCTCAGGGTTACTAGGGTCTAAGACAAATAATGCTTCGTTTACAACAGCTAATGATACTACATTTAGTGTTAGAGGTAATACTTCTTATGGCGCTGTAATGTCTTTCCATAGGGCAGGTGCGTATGCAGTAAACTTTGGCTTAGATACAGATAATAAAATGAAACTAGGTGGGTGGTCTGCAGGTTCTGTTAAACATACTTGGGACATGTCCGGTAACTACACTGCAGCAGGTAACGTAACAGCTTACTCTGATGAACGCTTGAAGTCTGACATCCACACGATCCCTAACGCGCTTGAAAAGCTAACTAGCCTACGCGGTGTTAATTACATCAAGGACGGCAAAGAGTCTACTGGTGTAATTGCACAAGAGGTCGAGAAGGTGTTGCCACAGGTTGTACACACAGCCGAAGATGAGATGCAGACAAAATCTGTAGCTTACGGTAATATGGTTGGATTATTAATAGAAGCAGTCAAAGAGCTTAAGGCTGAAGTGGATCAATTAAAGGAGCAGATCAATGGCTGATACTACTACCACTAACTATAGCTTTACCAAGCCAGAGGTTGGTGCTTCTGAAGACACTTGGGGTACTAAGCTAAATGCAAACTGGGATAGCATAGACTCATCCCTCAAGGCTGTAAGTGATATTGCTAATGCGGCAGTAACCTCGCTTGCCGATCTAAGTGTGACAGCTACGGCGGCAGAGTTAAATTACGTTGATGGTGTTACATCTAACGTACAGACACAACTTAATGCTAAGGCCCCAACTGATAGCCCAACATTCACAGGTACTGTAAATGCAGGTGATAAGGTTAATCTTGGGTCTTGGAATATATACGACTCTGGCACTACGTTGATTTTCCAGTACGGCTCGACTGATGTGTTTAAGATTGATAGCTCTGGTAACATTACTGCTGAGGCAGATGTAACCGCATACGGTACAGTATAAGGAGACTGAATCATGGGATTGCAGACTTCGGGTGCTATAAGTATTAATGATATAGTTGGTGAGTTTGGAGGTTCTGCTCCGCACTCACTAAGTGAATATTATGGCGCGGCATCAGGTGTGCCTGCTTCAGGATCTATAGCTATATCTGACTTCTATGGTGCATCTAGCGTATTTTCGTTCACTATATCATCAAACCAAACGAACGCCTCTCTTTATGCTTTGGCTACGAGTGCTGGGTGGGATGGTTCAACAGCACTACAGATGACAATTAATTCTGGTGTTTATATTGGGTCAAACTCAACAGGAACTCCTGCACTTACAGTAAGTGGATCTTATCCATCTGGTGTCACCATTATTAATAATGGATACATAGTTGGTAAAGGTGGTAACGGTGGTAACGGTGCTGGTTATAGTGGCAACGGTGCTGGCGGTAGCGGCGGTGGATTGGCTCTTTCGGTTTCATCATCTGTATCTATAACGAATAACGGAACCATAGCAGGCGGCGGCGGCGGTGGCGGCGGCGGCGGTAATGCTAGGTTTATTGGTTGGCCTAGCGGCAAGATTGCAGGCGGCGGTGGTGGCGGTGGTGGTCGAACATCACAGCACAACTCATCGGGTGGCTCGGGTGGCACTGCAGTATGGAACGGTGGTTCAGGTGGCACAGGTACATCTTCCGGTGCTGGCGGTGGCGGCGGTGGCGCATACAACCCATATAGTGGTCAAAGAGCAGGCAATGGCGGTAGTGGCGGCAACTGGGGCTCAGGCGGTGGCGGCGGTCAAAGTAAACTGAGCGGCCCCTATTGGTCATACGGCGGCGGTGGCGGCAGTGCAGGTGCGGCTGTTTCCGGTAACTCAAATGTCACTTGGAATGCAACAGGAACGCGTTTAGGAGCAATTTCGTAATGGAAACTACATACACTTATGAAGTAATTAATGTTGATGCTGATAGCGGTGTCATGGAAGTCGTTTATGATTCGGTTGGAAATCCAGTTCAGCATATAAGTATGCCTTTGCCGAAGGAGGGTGAAGATCTAGAGGATACAATTAAAGAATACTCTCCTGTAGCATTTTGGGAAGACTTAAAGATTGCAAGATCTGAGGTTTTGGTTGGACAGAGTGGAACTATTGATTATAGCCAAGATTCTGATGCAGAGGTCTTAGATGTAGCAGAATTGGCTAGAGAAGAGCGAAATATGCTTTTGAGAGAGACTGATTGGTGGGCATCTTCTGATCTGACTATGACAGCAGAGCAGATTGCATACCGTCAGGCACTGCGCGATATAACAGCTCAATCTAGCTTCCCTGAGAGCATCGACTGGCCTACTAAGCCTTAATTGATGATATACTGCCTCACTAGTAGGCAGTTTTTCTTTGGAGCATCCGATGGCGCTAATACCATTACAATTACCTGCGGGCATTTACAGGAATGGCACAGACTACCAGTCTGCGGGTCGTTGGCGCGACTCCCACCTTGTGCGATGGGTAGATAACACTATTCGACCAGTGGGTGGCTGGACTCCACTTACCTCCGATCAGGGTGCGTATCCAATGCGTGGTGCTATCTCATGGACATCCAATGATGGCGAGAAGTACCTAGTATCTGGTAATGCGACTCAGCTAGTTACATATATGCCTGACGGCACACTCGTTAATATCACGCCATCAGGTCTTACTGCTGGAGATGCAGACGCATCACTAAACTCTGGCTTTGGTGGTTCCACTTATGGCTCTAGCTATTACGGCACTGCACGAAACCCATCGCAATCCGTAATTCCAGCAACCACTTGGACGCTAGATACTTGGGGAGAATACTTACTTGCATGCTCTACCAAAGATGGCAAGATCTACGAGTGGCAACTTGATCGATCTACTCCTACCATAGCGGCTCAACTTAGTAATGCCCCTGTGGATAACCGTGGCGTGTTTGTTACTGAAGAGCGCTTCGTATTTGCGCTTGGTGCTGGCGGCAACCCTCGCAAGGTGCAGTGGTCCGATCGTGAAGATAATACAACATGGACTCCACTTGCCACGAATGAGGCTGGTGACATTGAGCTACAGACTGGTGGGCGAATCGAGTGTGCTCACAAGGTGCAAGGCCAGACTGTCATAATTACTGATCAGGATGCCCATGTTGCTACATACATTGGCGGCCAGTTTGTTTATGGCTTTGAGCGCGTTGGTAGTTACTGTGGCATCATTGCGCCGCAAGCTGGTATCTCTGTTCAGGTCGGCTGTTTCTGGATGGGTGACAAGAACTTCTACGCTTACAATGGCGGCGGTGTGCAGGAGTTATCATCTACTGTTGATGACTATGTTTTTTCAAACATAAACCGTTCACAGCGATCTAAGATCTGTGCGGTATCAAACAGACAGTACAACGAGATATGGTGGTTCTACCCATCATCTGGATCTATTGAGAACGATTCATACGTTGTGTACAACTACAAAGAGAATACATGGTTTACTGGCTATATGGGTCGCACTTGTGGTACCGATCTTGGAGCGTATAAGCATCCTATATTCTTCTGTTCTGCAACCTGTCGCCCGTTCATTCACGAGTATGGCTTTGACTACGGAAACCTAGACGCTCCTTGGGCTGAGTCTGGACCTATTAGTTTAGGTAACGGTGATAACGTTATGGTAGCGACAGACCTGATACCAGACGAGCTAACTCAGGGTGATGTGAAGGCTACCTTTAAGACTCGATTCCATCCAAACGACACTGAGCGCTCATACGGCCCGTATACAATGTCTAACCCTACATCTGTTCGCTTTACCGGTCGTCAGGTGCGTATCCGTATCGATACAGAAAAGCTCGCGGACTGGCGCGTAGGAACAAATAGACTAGAAGTTAAGGCAGGTGGTCGCCGATGAGATCTCCTAAGCCATTTGGTGAAAATTGGATTGTGTGGGGTAATCGCCTAACGCAATATCTGGACACAGTTCGTAGTTCGCTAGTATGGCGCAGGGGTGAAACTAAGGCTCCAGATGATGGGATCCTACTATGGGACAATGAGCACAAAGAGCCCGTTATTTCTAAGGATGGTGTATATCGCCCATTAGTCATCCAAGATGGCTCTGGTATGGCGTACAGCAACACTAATATCACTGCGGCGGCTACCAATACGGCATACGAGATCGAGTTTGACGGTATCGATAATGCTGACGGTATATCTTTACAGAATGGTACAGAGATACACTTCAATGACGGTGGTCTCTATATGCTTGCGTTCTCAGTGCAGATCACCTCAACCAACTCATCGTTAAAGGATCTGTGGTTCTGGCCTGCTATTAACGGTGTAGATGTTGATGGTTCAACTATCAAGATATCTATCGTAGACAATGGTGCGACTATTGTAATGAGCCGTACAGCATTGTTTAACGTGTCGGCAGGTGATTACCTAGAGGCAAAGTGGGCAACGTCAGATACGGCGGTTACACTGGAAGCTCACGCGGCTGAGACATTCTGCCCTGCTACGCCGTCTGTAACGCTCTCTGTGGCAAGGATTCACCAGTAATGCATGACGAGCTTATCCGATGCAGAAAATGGATTGAGGCGGCTCTCAGGTACTCTGGTGACACACATGATTTTGTACATATTGTTGATGGGCTGATAGAGGGAAAGTTTCAGTTCTGGTGCAATGAAGAGTGTTGCGTTATCACAGAGATTATCGACTATCCTAAGAGGCGTGTACTGCACATATTCTTAGCGGGTGGTAAACTATCCCATATTCGCGCTTTAGAAGAAAAAGCGGTAGAATGGGCTAAATCTATAGGTTGTAGTGCCTTCACGCTCACAGGCCGTAAAGGCTGGGAAAAGGCTCTCAAGAATGACGGTTGGGATTATGCCCATACCAGTATGATTAAGAGGATTTAAACATGAGTAGCGGTGGCGGCTCTAATACAACAACTCAAAACAGTACATCTACTGTTGAGTTACCATCTTGGCTTGAAAGTGCGGCGCAAAAGAATATCGCTCGCGCACAACAGGTTGCGGACATTGGTTATGTTCCATATTACGGCTTAGATGTTGCTGGCTTCTCGCCAATGCAGACATCTGCTATGCAGAATACTGCTAATGCGGCATCAGCGTTTGGCCTTGGCGCACCTACTGATGTTATGGCTGGTATGCCGAAGACTACAACCAATAACCTTGGCTTCACTGGTTATAGCTCTGGCGATATGTTCGACACAGCACTAGCACAGCTTGCGGCTAACCGTCCTGCTCAATATCTAGGCATTCAACAGCAGTTCACAGATCCAGTAACTGGTGTTGCATCTGTTCCTACAGCAATGGATGTTCTTACCAATCCAGAATCTACTGATGCTCAAATCCAAGCGCTTTACGGCACAGTTACCGATTCTGATCGAATGGGCACATCTGATCCATCGATTGATGGTGATACTCGAACTGCCCTAGAGAAATACCAAGACTCACTTAAGTGGTTGGCAGGTGATGCAGGATGGATACAGGACAGTATC